AATCAACGATTTACGACGAGAACCCTCGGCCTTTTCGATTATCCTTTTTTGACGTTTTTTGTTCGGGGTTGCTGGATGGTTGGTCATATTCTGGCCACATTTTTCAACTGCTTTTTTCACAGATTTGTATAATAGCCTCTACGATGCCACTTTTTTGCGCCTGGCGGTCCCTGGTTAAACGATCGACAGAGGGCAATCATATCATACCCCCCCGCCTTTTGGCAAGAAAAATCCCCTGGACCCGCCCCTCAAAAAAGGGGCCCCGGGGCGGCGCAAACCCCGGGGTTGGTGGATAGGCCAGGATAGGAGATCGTCAGGCCCCTCCCGGCCTTTGGGGGAGATTTCCTTACGTCTATTGCCCTTCTACTACCAAACCTTCGCCCGCCTGGGCTTTCTTCACGATCGGATCGCCGTATCCAAACGATGGAACGGTCTGATTCAGGGGGACCCGCCCGATATAGACATCCCGGATGAACGTGAGATTGCCCGATCCGTAAACGCATTTGATGTTCTCGCCCGTGACGAGCAGGTGCTTCTCAACGTACATACCGGCGCAGCCAGCCAGAAGCAGGGCTGCGATGAATCCGGCCATGATCTTGCGCAGTCCGGCTCCGCAGGTGCACTTGCCCACGGCCACGTTGCGCGGACCCTTCTTCGTCAGCTCCTTGGCGACCTTCACCTTGAGCATCTCGACCCGCTTGCGGCACCGGACGCACCAGGCCGTAATCCTGACATAACCTTTGTTTCCCATGCCACGCTCCTTTCCCTAGCCCTTTTGAACTCTACAAACATCCTTTCCTTCGACCTTGAGTATTTCCTCGATCGCGGCCTTCAAAGCAACCCACCGCACGCCCAGCTGGCCGGCCAACCCGGGAAACTGGTGGTAGAGATCGTGCATTGCCTGATCCACGTCCCGGATGAAACCGCACAACTTCTTGGCGGCATCCCCATCAATGTAGATCCTGGGCGCTTGTTTCTCCACGGCACACTCCCGGGCACCGGGGTGCCTCTATGTGGCTATGCTGAAAAACGGCGAACGTCCGGTGCCGGCATTTGTACACGGTGTACAGGATGCCGGTTATCCCGCAACGCTCCGGCCGCAGCCGGCACATGGGTTTTATCCCCTCTCCGCCAGGCACGGTTTCAATTCCAATTTCTGAATGAGTAATTTCAAAGATTCGTTCTGCGTCGTCAGGGAAGAGCACATCTCCTTATGTTCCTGGCGCACATATTGGGCAGCCTCCTCCGCACGCCGGCTTTCCTCCAACACAACCCGATTGTTGGTGTCAATGGAGGTTTTCAGGGCTGACGCCACCTCGAACCACTTGGCCGCCTCCTGGATTGAGCGGATCTCCTTTTTCTCCCATTGCCGCAACAACCAGGCAATCAACAAAAAAACCCCGATCAGGACGATCGCCAAAACGATGCCGGCCACTCCGTACTCGGATAGTTTTGAGATCTGAGAAGGTAATTGTTCTGTCATAAGGCTCCCTTCATGTTCCCATCGCCAACCAGGAGACCGATAGCGTTCCTTCATCGCCATCGTCATTGGAGATAGTGAACTGAGATCCGCTATTCTTGACGAATGTGGGAGAAATATTGATGTTCTTTCCGTCGGCGGCGCTATCCGTCAATTCGACGACATATGTGCTTGCTGAAGTAAACGGCAAATTGGTGATTGCCTGAGAACCGGCGGCCCCCACAGATACAGTGCCGTAACATACATGCAACGCTGACTGGTTTTTCGTTGTCGATGCTGAAGCGCTTGTGCCATAGTCAAGAATGCTTTCTATAAAAAAACTCGCAGCGTGGTATGAATCCACTTTATCAACATCCCCTGCGGCAATCTGATCAAGGGTAAATTTCCTGTTTGCCACCTGATAATCCGTCGTGGGCGCCGACGCGGGCGTCACGGGGAAAGACTCGAACGTCTTGACGCCGGTGATGTTCGACGCCGGGCCGCTCAGCACCGCGGTCCCCGAGGCGTCCGGGACCACGATCGTCCTGTTCGCGGTCGGGTCCGTGACGTCGAGAATCGCGTAATACGCGTTGGCTGTTGCGCCGCCCAGGATCAGCGGCTGCGCGCCCGACAGGTTCAGCTGCCCCGAGGTGCTGTTCCAGGTGCCGTTGCCCTGGATGAATTTCTTGTTCGTCGTGTCCCAGATGACGGGCTTGTCCGCGCCTATCAGCGCCAACGCGAGAAAGCAAAAGACAACGCCGGAAATCACTTTCTCCCACATGGTCAATTTTTTCATCACAGCCTCCTTTAAAAGATCGTCACGAAGCCGTAGAGCGGCCTCACGTCTTTGTAGATATACCCGTCCCCCGAGAAGGATGCCCTCTCCTCATAGTTGACCACCTGCGTCATGCCCACCTTGGTATAAACCAGGCAGATGGGGATTTTATCGCTGGGCGCCGCCGGCTCGGCCGGGGAAGATGCCTCCGTGCCGGTCGTCCACGCAAGCGCGCCCGTCGTCGGGTTGTAGCACAAAAGATCGATGCGCGGGTTCGCCGCCGGCGCCGTGATAGTCGGTGACGGCCCGCCGGCGAAGGCGATCCGGGTCTGGCCCGCGTAGACGTTCTCCCGGTAGGATCCGATCGTGGCCGCATCGATCGCGACCGCCATGCCGGCGAAAGCCTTCACGGTGTCAAACAGAAACGTCTTGGACGCCGGCAGGCTGGAAAATCCCCACTCCACGATGTCCGAAAGGTCCGCGTTGGTTCCGTTGTTGCTGCTCGGCGTTGCCAGCGTCAGGGTGTCCTGTTTCCACGTGTCCGTGGTCCCGTGGGACGTCAGGTCCCAATAAGAAATATTCCCATCGCCGTCCTTCAAATACAATTTGAAGGCCTGGGACGTAGCATTGACTCGATGCCAGACCTTGAGCGATGCGAATCCGGACAGGTTCAGCGTCTGTGTCGTGGCCGCGATCCGGTTCGCCGTCGCATCCGTAGCGCACGAAAGGCAATAGGATCCCTCCTGCTCAGCGGCCGAATTGGTGGCCACGGTGATCCCGGTCCCGGACCAGAATGTCTGCGCCGCCGTGTTATCCTGGTATTCCATGTCATCCAGGATCCACGTGGCGCGCGGCCGCAAAGGAAACAGGTCCCCCTGGTGCAACGCGCGCAGGGTGTTGCGCATGTTGGACAAAGACATCATCTTCCCGGGTTGGTTTCTATCGTAAACGCACAGTTCCATTTGTCTCTTCTCCCTTCTCGACCAGCTGCGCGAGCGCGGCGAGCCGTTTCGGGGTCCGGGCCCCCATGAAAACCTTCATCGGCACCCGGACGTTCCGGCGGACCTCCGCGAAGTCTTTTTCCCCGATCTTCTTGAATATCCGGCTGCAGCACACCGGGCATTTGGCCGTGTGCAAATAACTCCCGTTGGGCATCTTCTCGGTCGAGATGTCGATCATGCGCCGGGGGCGCTTGCAATTGGTGCAATACCCCTGCAGCGTCTGATTCTTGGCCATCGGTTGAATACGCGCGGTCAAAGCCATCAGGATCCTTTCGCGTCCCAGTCGATCTCGGCGGTGGAGATCGGCGTCGTCAGGGCCACGTCGGAATAGACGCGCGCCGTGAAGTCGTCGGCCGTCTTCGTGATCTTGATGAAACCCGCCACCCCGTTGACGATGCTCGCGACCACCCGGGGCGGCGACGTGAAATCGACGCCGAAGGGGATCGTCAGCCCCGGCAGGGGAATGGCGACGTCCCGGCCCCAATCCAGCTTGGAGACCGGCGCGTTGATGAAGACCGTGGCGCCGTAAAAGTACACCCCGAAATTCGTGTCGCTCGTGGTCAAATTGAATCTGAACTTAAGATACCGGGTCCGGTACACCTGGGTTGCGCTCACGTCCGCGAAGCCGCTCCAGCTGGCGCCGTCCTCGGATGTGTTCACCTGGGCCACGACGTTGCCGCCGGTGATGTTCTGGAAATCGATGTCCAGGATCAGGTTGAACTCAAAGATCGTGCCCAGGTCGATCGGCGTGACCATCTCGAAGGACCCCGAGGCCTCCACGGGGGAATCCAGCGTGAGCCCGGCCGCCTCCAGGGTTTCCCAGGACTGCCCCAGCGCCTCTTTCTCCTCCCAGGTCGTCGCCGTGTTGAGCGCGATCGCGCGCCGCCTGACCGCCGGATCGTAATCCGCGCGGTACACCAGCTCGCAATTCGTCAACGCGTACTCGATGTTTTGCGCGAAGAAGTCGTATTCATTCAGAAAGTTCATGTCCGGGGGCCGCGTCACGATGATGATGTCGTACGCCGGGTTCACGCTCCCGTTGCCGGACGTATCCACCGCCTTGATCATGTAGGTCTGGGTGCCGATCTGACCCACCGGGAACTGAAACTCCGTCGCATCGATCAGCTCCGCGATGATCTGCCCTGTCGGCCAACTCACCCCCTTCTTGATGACATACCGGGCCAGGTCCACATCGGTCACGGGGTCCCAGGAAAGAAGAAGCTGGCTGGCCTTCTGTGAAACCTCGAAATTCGCGATGTCGGACGGTGGTTCGGTTTTGCCGGTGATCGTGATCGAATCCTGGGGGCTGTCCGTGACCGCGTTCGCATTGCCGCCGGCGGTCACGCTGACTACCGCCACCGTGTAAGCTTGGCCTTCCAGGATGTTCCCCACGATCTCGAAATGAGTCGAGATGACCTCTCCTTTGTATTCCCAGCTGGCGCCGGCATTGTCGCTGAGATAGACGCGCGCTTTGGCGTACCGGCTCACGCAATAATCGCGCACGTCCGGTTTCTTGAACCACACGTCTATGACGTTCTCGATCGTGCCGTCCTGCAGCTTGACGATGCGCTCGGTCAAGGCCAGGGCTTCGACGTCCGGGATGTCGTCGGAGAGCGCCGAATAATTCGTGTCGGGGATGATGACGGTGGAATCATCGTAAGCGGATGCGTTGTATTCGACGGCTTCGATGTCCGTCTCGAAATTCCGCAGGCGCTTCAGGGAGGATATCCGGAACGGCTTGACGAACTTCGTCGACTCCCCGAAAGAATATTTGTCATTTTCCTGGGGGGCCGGAGAAAAGGGCGTGCTCCCGGAAACGGTCACCTGTGTGTACGTGCCGGGGGAATCCGTCACCGTCCGTTCTTCCATCTTTCCTTCGCCCTGATCGACCAGGATCTTATAGGATTTATCCTCCTCGATCGTGACGGACCGGTCCAGCTTGACGACGGTTGTCGTGGATCCCGTCTTGACCGTTCCCGAGAAACCATACTGGGGCACGTCGTGGGCCACGTCGATGACCTCGCCGCAGCGCCTCACGATGGCGCCGATCCCGGAGCGGAACTTGACGCCCTGGGACAGCTTGGCCGCCTTGATGATATTGCGGCCGTGCCGGATGGCGTAGGAGAGTTTTGTGCCGTAGTACCGCACGGATTTGCCGTTGCGGACCGTGCCCGCGGCTACGGCCACGGGGTCTTCAACCTCGATCGAATCCAGCTCGTAGTTCTTGTCCTGATCGTTGAATTGCACCTCGACGTGCGTCGGAATGTCCTGGCGGGATCCCCAGGTCCCTGAAAAGCTGGCCTTGGCAATGTTGCCCATGTTGAAGAGCTGCACCGGCGTATCCGGCTTATCGATGGCAATCCGGATCTTCCCCTGGTCCGTGTACGACGGCATGCCCCGAAAAATGGTGGCCAGCTGCATGATGAGCCTCAGGGCCTTCTGGGGGCTGTCGATGGCGATGTCCATGCGGAACCGCTTTTCCCAGCCGCCGGCGCCGTCCGGCACGCGCTCGTCGCAATATTGCGACTGCTCCACCAGGTGATCCAGATCGGCATCGGATAACACGATATGCCGCCCCAGGCCATAGCGTTTATTCGTCAAAAGGTCCGTGCTGCACCAGATGGGATTGGCGCTGTAGCGCGTGACGTACGTGGTGCCGTTCCAGGTGAGAATCGTGTCATCAGAAAGAATCCGGTAGGCCTCTTCGGTGGGATCCCAGTAATAATCATCCCAACCGACCTCCACAGCCCCGTTCATGACCTTGGGGACCATGACCTTCGTGCCGCGCACCAGGAATTCATAATCAGCGTTGTTGCCGTTGAGCTGTTCGATGGCCAGGGTCCGCACGCCGGCCAGGGCCGAGTTCGGATAGACCAGGTCGTCTGTGTTGATCTCATCCACGTAGTGCAGGTACGTGTCCCCGTTGTGGCTGAAGTCGCTGTTTTCGGACGTCTTCGTGATCCGGATATCGTATTGGCCGGCCGTCAATTCATCTATGCGCAAGACGCGTTCCAGCGTGGTCCGGGACTTGTCGGTGATCGTGAGCGTGCCGCCGGAAACGTAATCCTCGGCGCTGTGCAATTTGTATTCAATGGTAAGGGTCACCGCCCAGGAAAGGATCGTCCCCTTGGCGTTCTGCTGCCACAGCCCGGGCAGTTGGAAACGGAGCTCGAACGCTTCGGCGTCCGTGATCTCCGTGGTATAGACGTGCGGCGTGTTCTTGCTCAACAACACGCCGACCGCCTTCACATTATGCAGATCCCCAAAATGTTTGATGATGGTCTGGGTGTTGGTCCCCAGGCGCGTCGTGAGCGTGTAGTTGGAGTAGTTGGCGGCCGGGTTCTTGTTGATCCGCGCCAGCGTGATCGAATCCACCTCGCCCTCGCAGATCTCGACTAAGGAATTGAGATAATTCTTGTCCCTGCTCGTGGACACGTATTCGTTGATGACGTTGCCGCCGACCAGCATCGTGCCGTAAATGATGGGGATCGGCCGGCCCACGTCGGCCGTGGTGCGCGGGCCGTCCCAGGAATACGTGGGAGACCCTTCATCCAGGCCGTCGCCCAGGGTGCCGAAATCCGGCAGGCGCGCCCGCTGCGACAAGGCGGAAACGACGGAATACACCGTCGTGGCGACGCTGATGGCGATCATGGTGTACGTAAACCAATGAAGTATGAATTTCTCTGCCAGCCAGCCTATGACTGCGCCAATCGGCCCCTCAAGGGGCGCCGCGACCAGGATCTCATCCCCGGAGTCCAGCCGGCAGGACAAAGACTTGATAGGATTGCTGTTAACGGTTACCCGCATTCCCTTAAAATCAAAGCCGGACTTCTTCAGATACCGGCGGACGGTCCACGTGCGGTTATAGGGAAAAGAGGCCAGACGCCGGCCTTCGTCCGCCAGGATGTTGGGGATATAACGAACCGTGATGTCAGTCTTTTTTTTCCAGCCCATGTTTGTACCTGTAAAAACCGTTCAGCCGCCTTTTGTGCTGGGGCGCATTGTAGTATTCGATGCTGACCCCGCTCAGGCGGCTGCAGTGGATGAATTTGCCGTTGTCCAGGACCACCCCGCCATGCTCGACGACGCCGCGACGGTTCTGGAAAGCCACCACGTCGAAGCGCTGCGGCCGGTCCACCTTGACGAAAAGCTCGTGATACGCCTCAACGGAATAACCGTTTGGGTCATCTCCCTGGATATCGGGCAAAGGTACTTTAAGAAAGTCGCGGTAGATGATCAGGATCAGTCCCTTGCAGCTCGCGCCGTCGTATCCGCGGCCGCCGGGCTTATAAGGGATCCCCAGGAGGGTTGGGACAAATTCGGAGAATGTCACGAGAACGTTCTCCTGCCGGGAGCGGAAGGCCGGCCGTCAAAACGCGGACCGTTCCCGAGCTCTTTGCAGCGCTGCCGGGTTTTGTTACACTCGGTCGCCGATCCCGTGTAGCCGCATTCTCCCCCGGCGCCTTTGAATTCCGAGTTGCACCGGTTGCGCATGGCCGTCCGGCCGGGGATCGTGACGTTCAGGACGTCAAACTTGCTCATCAGATTAAAAACCACGTCTTTGACGTTCGATGTGTAGGAATCGATCGCGCTGGAGAACTCGATATAGCAATCCGGATCATCCAAAAGGTTGGCCCAGACCATCCGGATGGTGACCGTCTTGCCGCGCAGGTCGTACGTCTGCAGATAAAACTCAATCTGCCGCGAGATGTTGCTGATCTGGATCTTGATCGAGTCGATCTCGCCCTTGACGTTTTCGGTGATCGCGTCATGCGTGACGGGGAATTTCTCATAGGTGATGCTGTCAAAGACGACATTCGTGTCGTGGGCGGCGTAGCATTTATTGTTGCCGATGCCGTCGTAGTCAAAGATGGTATAAAGAAAGATCGGTTGGGTGGATCGCTTGCGGGACTCGGTCAGGAAGGCGGCATTGGTGTCCAGGGGGCACATCACGGCACCTCGCGGAACGTGAAGCCGTACTCGTGGACGTAGGGGGCCACGCGGACGGACCAGAAAGATCCTTTGTCCATCTTGCCGGTGACGGTCTCCCCGTCGATCTCCATCGAAAAGGCCGTCAGGTCTTCCTTATAAGTGTCAAAAAAGGTGTTGACGGCGGTCATCTCGGTGGGGGTCTTGGCGGAAAAGGTGAGGTTTTCCCACGTGCGCAGCTTCTTCGACGTGAGCAACCGGGTGTCCTCTTCCTCGTTCTCGTATTTGGTGGTTTCGGTGTTATACCGCGGCTTGCACCGCGCGCCGAAGTCGGGGGAATAAGGAAAGTCGGCCATAAAATATCACCCCTTCTCAACTGGTAATATTTCGTCTTTGCCTGTCTTGTATAGCAGCATGGATGCCTTCAGGATAACGCATGCACAACGCGACAAAAGATGCCGCATCGACTGCATAGATGTTATACGTCACATTGCTTCTCTCGGGCCCGCGTCCGGATACCATATCTTCATACTGCCTGTTTTGCCGGCGCGACAGGACCCGCTCGCCGCGCTGCGCGATGATCGGTACCTCGTCAACGGCAAGCCCGCTATGGGCACGGACGAATCCTCCGCGATGGTACGGAGACCAAGCCTGGGTGAATGTGTGGCCTCCCATCGATTGGGGACCCGTGCTGATCACGCTGCCCCCGACACCTCCGGTAATCGTGCCCCAGCCACTGATCACGTTGCCGATCCCCATGATGGCTTTGGCCATCACGTACTGCGCCACCATGTCGCTCAGATTCTTAAGGACTGCTTGACCGAAGTCGTTGAAGACACCCTTGAGACTTTTGATCTGACCCGTGATCGTATTATAAAAGACATTACTGAATGTCGACGTCATGGACCCGATCAAGGAAACAAAATTATCATGGAAAATGGCTGTCTCATTTTTCAGCCCCCAATAGTTCAGCTCGGCCTCTTTACGCATAGCCTCTTGACCGGCAACGAATTCCCGAACCATTTCTCCGTCGCTGCCGAATTGGCGCTTAAACTCCACCAGGGCGTTCTGCTGCTCGATCCGCATCGCCCCTAACGCATCGCCTTCTGATTTAAGACGTACTGCCACCAGATTTCCATAGGCCAGGGTGCGATCTTCTTCGATGCGCTTAATTGCTGCAGCTTCGTATTCTGCACGCCGCACAGAATCGACACCCTTAAGACGAGAGTTATTTAATTCTTCTTCTAGGGCCCATTTTTTGTAAGCTATTCCCGAGAGGGTTAGTTGTCTCTCTTTTAGAGAAAGTTCAATGTCCTTTTTCAGGGCGTCTTTGGTCCTGGATTGCAATCCACTACCAACCGCCTGCAACTCCTCCCCTCCCTTTTGCCAGGATTTTTTAAATATACCAAAACCATCTTTAAAACTCTGTAGTAAGCCTTTTTTCTTTATTTCATTCAGCATGACATCTTGGGCAGCTACCGCACGAGTCACGCTTCCAAGGGCTTCGGCCCCCTTGGCCAATACAAATTCCCCTAAAGCCCCCGCAGACAAACCAGCAGACAGAGCACCTGTCGTTCCAATCCGGGCATTTGTTGTAGCTATATTGAAGCCATAGAGCTTTTTTGAAAGTGCTTCCGTTGACGTGCCCATTTTCATGGCGGCGATATCTAAATCAGTTATTTCGTTTCGAAGTTTTACGAGCTCTTGTACGCCTTTTGCTGCTGCTCCAATAGTAACTGCAAAGGCAAGACTCGCCTTCATCCATGCTTGGCGTAAAAGCAAAATTGGTTGAAGGGAATCTTTTGTCGCCGAATTGAACTCCTTGATGTCTGCTCTGAAGCTTTTGATTTTCCTGGAAGCCTCATCTCGGAGCGTCAGGATAATTTCGATCTCTTTTCTGCTCAAATTCAAAGACATTGACAACCTCTAAACTATATGTTATTTTTATTCAATGAGCGCTTTTTTGATTGGTCTTGCTATTTTATCTGTTATTTTAGGTGTAATCAGTGCTTTTAACATGCAGGGCGATACCGTCTTCCAACAGATAGTTAGCCAGAATTATGTAACACACGGATTGCTTTTTGCTTTGTTATTCATCGGGTTAGCATTCTGTAATTGGAAATTAAAAGAACTACATAAAAAATAATCTCCTTCAAAAGAACCATTTATCACTTCTTCTGCTCCTCGTTCTCCAGCCCATCAATAAACATCACCGCTTCGATGAACTTCACTATCTGTCCTAATTTTTGCTTGTCGCCTTAGCTTTTCCGTGTTATTTTGGGTTTCATGGTTGAACCGCTAACCCAAAAACCTCGTTTTCTCTACTCAATAATTTCACGTCACAGTCTCTCTCACGGAGAGAACATCACCTACTACGGAATCACGCATTACCTTCTTACAAAACAGTTTCCATTCAGCCTGCCTGATCTCTATCTATCCTATGCCTTCGTCCTTGGCCTTGAAGGCGCAAATCTCAAAATATCAATCCACGTTCACGAAACCCAAAGAGAACTCATAGATCGCAACTCTGCAATACCTCCATCAAGGTCGCCAGCGATGGTCTACGCATGGTCAAACAGCCTGATATTTCCACCTTTTCGTGTTCATCGTCCTGTGCGGCTGGAGTGTATTTTTTCCGTCGACGGCCAAGAAGTTCACAGACACCCTTTGTGGATCGGCGAATCATCCAAGCCGGGTCCTGGTCTATAAGATGCGCCCCAAAAGGGGTTAGAAACAACTGTTTGGATTCGCCTATTTTAATCTCAAGAAATCCTTGCGTCATTTCTCTCTCTCCAAGCCCTCGTTCTCCAGCCCGTCAATAAACGCTACCGCTTCAATTAACTTCATCGGCTGTTTCGGCCACTCGCCAGGATTCGGCCAGCCTCTCCCTCGCTCAAGGTTGTTGTACGCCAGGATGTACTCGTAGCTCTGGCGTGTCACCACCTTCTTCGGGCACCGGCTGAATTTCCAACCGTCAACTTCCCACGTGTTCGGGATCAGACTGTCCTGGATACATCCCCGCTCCCGCTTTTGTGTCGGCGTGCAGCTGCGGCAGTCCAGCTTGAACTTCGGCATCTGGACTGCCAGCTTCAGTTTTTTGCTTCTTCCTCACTCAAGCCGTTGATTTTGCGGATCTCGTCGGCCAGCTCGGCGGTCCCGCCGCGCAGCTGGAACCCGCGGATCACCTCATCCGGCAAAGTCATGTATTCGCTGCCGTAGATCTTGACCGGCTCCGCATCGATGGTGACGGCCTTCTCCTGCTTGGGATCGAAATAGTTCTCGATCTTGCGCACGCCGAACTTGATCATCAAGAGGTTCCGGCGCGCATACTGAATCCGCACCCGGACCGTCGCCTCGCGTGGTTCGCCGGCTGGCGCCTCTTGGCTGATCTCGTTTTGAGGAGCGAAATCAAAGACGGTGCTCTCGTCCTCGATGTAGCCTGAGATTACCTGATCCAGCACCCCGATGTGAAACACCGTCGGGTTCGCCGGATCTGGATCGCTCTTCAAAACGATCTTCTTTGTTTCGTTGACGTTGATGCCTTTGAACATGACGCCTCCCCCTTTTCGGTGCAGCTTTACATCTGCACGATGACCATGTCGTTTTCCTTGTCCATGCTCCCGTTGGCCTGGTACGACAGCGATAGGTTCTGTATGCCATCCTTGTCCCCGGGCGTAACGCTTGTGATCTGCGCCTTGGGATAATACAGCCTGAAGCTCGGCGATGATCCCCACAACATGCTGACGACCATTGTCGTGCCGGCGTGGAATTTGCCCCGGAAGTCGTACGTGCCGGCCAGGACCCGCTCGACAACGATCGTACCCGTGATCTTGCGCCCGGAATGGGCAAACGAGAGAACACCCC